CTATGCGGGTTATGCGTTTAGCAATGTGGGCCTTTACCTGTTGGCAAAGTAAACCCATAGGTTTTATTCTTCGTCAGAAGTTAAACCTGCAACTATCATTTCTTCTTCTTCAGTGTCATCCTGAGAGTTGTTAACTGCTTCATAGTTAACCGCCCAGCCATGCTCTTGTTGGAACGTAATAAACTCAGAAATGATCTGTAGTTTTTCGAAATCATGTGAGTGGATGGTAAGGGTTTCATCGGAAGCCCAATCTAATTCAATTGTCAATTCGTACATAATTTTTCCCCGTTAGCGCAACCAATTGTTGCAATGAAATACTAGGTTAACTTTATGTCAGTCAAGTGTCTTCTGAAACACTCCGTTAGGCAATAGAGTGCCCTTCCGATTCTTAATTTGATCGTATGCAACTTCCATGCAGTCTACCAAATTAATGTCTTGCAAGGCACAATAATTAATAAGACAGACCATGACATCACCAACAGCGTCAATAACAGCCTCTTGGTCCTTTTTAATGGTCGCATCTGCTAGTTCTCCCATTTCAGATACTGCTTTGAGCAATTGAGATTCGGGGTTGCTATTTGGAATAATCTTTCTGGCCTCTGACCATTGGATTATTTTCATTTCTACATGTGCGTAACTCATAATTCATCCTCTAAAAAATCATTGTCAAAGCCAGAAACAGCCCCAGTGTCAGTATTGAGATAATTATTACCAAACTTAGTTAGTAATACTCCATGATTATCAATGTAATTATCGCCTATTTTATTAAAAACATTGCCATCTTGTCTAATCAACATACTGTCGGTTTTGCCATAAGAATCACCTGAAAACAAATCAATTAGAAATTTCATATGATTCTCCAGACAGTCATATTACGGCCATTGGGACCTTTTACACGGGCTCCTGAATCCTCAACAAGATTTTTCTCTACTAGGCTTGCTCTTCTAGCCCTGTAAGTCGATTTGTGGGTTTCAAAATGCTCATTCATTTGATCGTCTGTGAATCCTTTTGTGCCACGCATGGCGGCATATTCATAGACTGCTGCCTCAATATTTGGCAAGGCAAGCATGATGCTTTTGGCTGCTTCTACTGAAGTGTCTTTAGCATCTTTACGGAACATTTTAAATAGATTAAACATTACTTTCTCCTAATTGGTGGGGTACTTGCTAGAAGCTTTCCCCCTGGTTTACTTAAAACGGAATGTCATTTTCCATGTCATCAAAACCATTGCCCTTGGTAGTTTTGCGGGTGGGGGCAGAACTTTGACGGGCTGGCTTGTCACCATCAAATGGTTCACGAGCATTAATCCATCCATCCCATGCACCGACAGGCATTGTGTCCATTTTGAATGAGATGTTGCCATCGTCATTGATGAACACCGAACCGCATTTGGAGTAGCGTTTCTTCATGTCGCCAGTTTTGGGATCTTTGTATTCACCCACTGTTGCAATTGCGTCTAATCGTTTCATTTACTTTCCTTTGATTTCTCTTTGATTGCTTTGATAGCAGACCTTACCTTACTGTCTGGTTTGAGTGCTTCCCAAACCCTTACACGAACTTCGTTATCCGTAATGGATTCCCATTCGCCATACATACCAACCTCATCGTTGGCATCGTATCTTTCCTTGATGGCTGCCACTATGGCATCCACAAGCCCTGTATCAAGCTCTGGCAGGTCTTCACCCGCATAGATATACAAACCTAGGCCATGCAAGCTTAAAGCCTTTGTCATGCACCGCATGATGGATGTATTAACTGCAAACGCATCAGGTGCAACGATGGCCTTATTGCGGTGGTCCATAACAGGCAACTGGCAGGTCATTGGCTTGCCAAACATAGTCACTGTTACCCAAACCATGTAAGTGCCATTGATATCTGTATAGCATTTGTCACCAAACATCTGCACTTGGAAATGGGCTTGTGGATCTGCTTTAAGAGCTTCTGCCCATGCCCATGCCCATGACAAGTATGTCAGGTTGCCTTTTTTCTCTGTTCTCTCGTTTACATCAAGCTTAAGTAAATTATTTACTGTCATGTTATACCTTGTGGTTGTTAAATGCATTGTCATATTCTTCCTTGATGATCTCTAATTGAGTGTTGTCATCAAGGTCTTTAAAATCTACCCAATCCATTTCACCGCAGCAGACAAGCTTTTGTCCTTTTGGTTGAACGCAATATGGGCAGTACTTTGTGTTGGCGTACTCTTCTTTGTATTCGATGATGTAGTTGTTCACGATATCACCCTGGCGTTCAATTAGTTTTTGGAGTTTCAAATTTTTCTACCTTCTTAGCCAACAACCAGTTGTCACCAAGATAACGCACAGAGCGAACCCATTGGCGTTGGTAGCTACGAATTGTTTGGGGGGGTGCATCATAGGTCAGAAAAATTTGACGAACGTGCTTAAGTGCTTCTGTTTTCATTACTTTCTCCTTAAGATAAAATTTTAATTTCGGACTCATCACTTTCAGCAACAAGAGTGATTCTTATGTCACCATCTTTTGTGCGAATAGTGAGTTCTCTGTAGATACCTGAAGAGATCTCTGCAATTGAACCAAGTTCAACATCAATTACTTTTGTAAATTCCATGCTCATCATTTTACTTTCTCCTTAGTGAAGTGAATCGTACGCTTTTTCGTACACAAGGTCGCCATTGTCTTCTGTAAGCTTGTTGAGCTCGTCATCTGTCAATGGTGTGCCATCCTCGTAGCAAGCGTAACTGAAATACGCATCCGAGAAATCAGGATAATCCCTACTATCGACACCATCTACTTCAATGTCGATAACCTTTCTGCCGTTTAGTGTTGCCATTACTTTCTCCTTAAAGAGCCTCTAATATGCCATGCTTTTTTAATTATTTGTATTAGGATAAACCCTAATAGACAGACAAAAAAACAACACTATGATTTTTGCATGAACATCGAACAAACCGAACACGAATGCGCCCAAGCTTTATTGGCTTACGCCTATAACTTGGTTATAACTTACAACAACCACCCAGACGACAGAGATGCCGCCATTGTTGGTTTAATAGCCAGAGCTTTAGAGCTTCACACAAATAAACCTATCAACATTTCAGGAATGTATAAATGAGCCAAGCGTTAGTAATTAATGCCCTGCAAAATGGTCCTTTGACCTCAAATGAGGTGGCCAACTTAACGGGTATGAGCAAAGAAACAGTACTGTCAACGGCTAAAAAATTACGTTACAAAGGTGAGTTGACAACAAAACAAGTTAAAGCAGGTCGATATTGGATGGCAGAGTACACTTTGACAAGCCAAACAATAGAGCAAAAACAGAGTGAACCTGTAGACAAATTGAATCCTTTTGATATCAGGAATGCCAAGGGTATATTTAGCCCTGCTGAGTACAGAATAATGAATGCACAGGCACGAAATTATTACAAGTCTAATCCAAGCTTTACAACTTACTCAAAGGCGGTTTCTAGTGAAAACAACCGACAAGTTTGACCCTGCTGTTCAGTGTGATGGGAAGCATCCTTTCCCTACATTTACGATAGCAGAATCTACAATTTCAAAGAAAAGAGATAATTCTTTTCAAATCTATAAATGCCCATCATGCGGATTTTTTCACATTGGCCATTCAACGACCAAAATTAGAAACTTGAAGCGCAGTCAAAAATAGGTTATATTGGTTTGAAACACGGCTAGGTATGGCTTGATCACCATATCGAAAAGGGTTCCCACTACTCCCCTGCCGAGGTTTCTTTGTGTTTTAAGTGGGCTTTAAAGTGGAAAAAAATATGCTATTACAGCCTAAAAACTGGGCAGTCTTTCAACATTACAAAGATAGATGCCCCCCATGGATAAAACTTCATCGTGACCTGTTAAACGATAGGTCTTATATGCGCCTGCCCATTGCTAGCAAGGCACTAGCACCAATGCTCTGGTTGCTAGCAAGTGAGTCAAAAGATGGTGTTTTTGATGGCTCATTAGATGAGCTTGTCTTTCGATTACACATATCAGAAAAAGAATATAAAGAAGGTCTTAAACCTTTGATTGATAACGACTTTTTCATTCTTGCTAGTGGAGTGCTAGCAGAACGCTTGCAGGTTGCTATCCCAGAGACAGAGAGAGAGGCAGAGGCAGAGACAAAGAAAGAGAAGAAGACACTCGGCAAACGCCTCGCTTCTGATTTTAGTTTTCCAAAAGAATGGGAAGAATTCTGTCAAACAGAACGCCCAGAACTCAGTCCTGTTAAAACCTTTGACCAGTTTAAGGATTACTGGATAGCCCAAGCAGGTCAAAAGGGGGTGAAGTTGGATTGGTTCGCTACCTGGCGAAATTGGGTCAGAAGCACTAATGCGCCAAAGCAAAACCCTGCTGACATTGTGAGACTTACAGTCCCATCAAAAAATGAGCCAGACCCTGCATTGGAAAAGATTAAAGCTGATGCATTAAAGGCTGCACCCATGCCCGACCACATAAGACAAGCAATGCAAGAATTAAGGAAAAAAGCTTGACACACGCAGAAGCAATGAGAATTTTAGATAAGGTCAAAGATGGAGTGCCTTACCCTGAAAAAATAATCCGAATGGCTTTGGAGCTTACTGGTGACTTACAGCAGACGTAATATTCAAGGTCCAAGCGATAGAGTTATCCTAGAGCAAGCAGAGGCCAGAGAGCTATATCGCAATTGGGAATGGGGTAAGAACAGGGATCTCATTCGTGCCCGACTTGAACGGGCAGAACGCATTTATGGCAGCGGTGCAAGAGACAGAATCCGTGACTACATGAACCGAATCAAAGATGGGACACTTGTATGACTTTTATGGTAACTTTTAAAGTAGATGCTGATCCAGTTGGTAAGCAAAGGGCAAGATATGTAAAAAGAGGCAATTTTGTTCAAGCTTACACACCAGAGAAAACAAGAACTTATGAAGCTTTGATCAAAGAAGCTGCAATAGTGGCCATGGGAAGCTCTGAGCCTTTAGAAACGCCTGTAAGCCTTTACCTATACATCAGAGTACCAATCCCCAAGTCATGCACGAAAAAACGCTTGGAGGCCATAAATAATGGCTCAGAGAAGCCAATTAAGAAGCCTGACGCAAGCAATATACTAAAGAGCGTGGAAGATGGAATGAACGGCATTGTTTACCATGACGATTCGCAGATCATAAATTTGCACGTTACTAAGGTTTACTCAAGCTTGTCAGGTGTAGATATTTGCGTAAAAGAATGCTTGGAATAAGGGTTTGTCCCTATATAAATAATCAAGATTTCAAGATACAGTAACTACATCAACACATTTTTAAGGAGAAAGTAATGCACACAATCAATTTTGATGCAACAACAGGCGCAGGTGATGTAGACGTTAAGGTCACTATGTCTTTCAAAGCAGACAAGTATTCAACTTGGGCTGAAAACATCGAAATGGTCACATTTAATGGAATGGACATCATGGGCTTAATGACAGACGAGCAGTTTGCCGACCTTGAAGCCAAGGGTATCAGAGCCATTGAAACTCAGCGTCATTGGGAAATTGTGAACCACGAGCCATGAAAAAAAGAACAAAGCGCAAAATGTGGAATTTAATTGATCCTATCCAACACGCAGTTATAGGCGCAGCAATAACCCCTAGGCAGACACTTGATAAGCTTAGAGTGCTTGAATATTCCGCTTTAGACGCTATGACAAAAGGATCTGGAACAGTTACAGATTGGAGAACTCTGGTTGATGTGCTAAACCTCTCAGAAGTTATGGCCAGAGCGGGTGTGGGTCCTGAAGTTTTACCTGTTTGTGAGAAAGCCCAAGATGCCTTGCATAAAGCGGCCATGCGCTTTCAAGCTACTAAGAAAATGGGGTTTGATGGTGTTGGCATTCAGGCCATCAGAGAGCTTATTGAGTATGCAGACCTGCAGCAGGGAAGTATTTGCCGTAGCGAATTTGAGAAATATGTGAAGAAAACCCGTGATCACATCAGGTCAAATAATCACAAAGTGGTGGAAATCGTATGAGCTTGATAAGCAATATCCCACCTGAAGCACTTGCAGAAGCATGGTTAGAAATTGAGCGTAGACGCAAAGAAGCGTTATCTCAAAAGCTTGGCAGACCTGTATTGGAATGGGGTGGCAAGCGCAAAGGGGCTGGCAGACCTAGATATCTGCCATATAACACCATTGTCAAGATAGAATTAAATGCAGTTCAAAAAAAGGTGCTAACCGAGATGGGAAATGGTATCCTCGATGCTGGCATCGAAA